CAGGTATTAATGCAAGTGCTGCAATTCCAAATGCTATACCTCCTGCAATAACTGGTCCTGATACAGATCCAATTAAGGCTAATGAAAGAGCTAGTCCTACCATAGTTAAGCCAAACACTGCCATAGCAACAGGATCTACTCCTTCTAATAAGCTAAACGCGTATGCAGCAGGTATAAGTGATACTGCAACTATTGCAATTGCTAGAGCTGCCTTTATCATTGAACTTGCTTTTATTTTACCAAGACTTTTAAAGAAGTTTGTCATTCCTTTACCACCACCTTTAGGTGTTTTTATTTTTTCCATTTTATTAGATACCTCTGCAGCTCCTTCTGCAGATTTGCTAAACATGCCAAATAAAGAATCTTTCATACCACCAAATGTTTTACCAGTTAGTTGGCCAATACCAGCCAATGACGGAATTACAGATCCAAGAAGTCCTGGAAGTGATCCCAATGCTGCTGGCACAGCTGCTGCACCCATTGCTATTGCATCTTGATGGTCTGCAATTTTGCTTTGATTCTCTAATACTTTAGAGTCTAAGGTTATTCCTTTTTGTTTTGCCTGTAATACTTTTGTAACGTCTCCAACCTGTACACCAAGAGCATCAGCTAGAGCTCTTTGTTGAACAACTGACATTTGTTCAAATTCTGCCATTGTTCCTGCATTATTTGCAATTTCTTTTACAAGTGTATCTTTATCTCCAGAAAGTGCAGCTGCTCTGGCTGCGTCTAGATTAAGTTGTCTACCAATCAGCATTTCTGCCTTCATTTCTTTCTTAATAGAACCTTGTACATCAAGTAAATTATCTCCTGCTTCAGCTACTTTGGCTAAATTTAATCCTAATTTTGCAGCATTTACGGCAGCATTTACTAATCCTGAAGCTCCATCTTTACCAAATCTTGCAAATTCACCTGCATTTTCTGCTATGTCCTTTAAAACAGGTCCAGGTGCTACCTTTTGAGCTTTAGCAAGACTTTTGACCTGATTCATCATTGCATCCGCTCCAGTTTGTCCATTTTCGGATATCAATGCCATCGACTTATTTAGTTTTGCTGCATCTTCAACTGCTATGCCAAACTTAACATTTAATTCACCTACAGATGTTACTGCTCCTGATGTTGCGTCTTTTAATGATCCGTTTAGTCCAACAATTGCTTCCATAGCTGATCTGGCTTCATCACCAGAAAGTGCAAAACCTCTAGATAAGGCAGTAGCTTGCGCTGTTAATTGTACTCCAACAATTCTCATCGTATCCATTATAGTACTACCAGTTCCAAGTGCTCTTGCTAGTTTAAATGCTCCTTTTGTTGCAACTGCAAGTCCTGTAACTGCTGCCAGTATTAAGGTTTTTACGCTGGCCAGCTCGTCTACTATGAGTCCAGCACTATTAAGAAGATCCTTCATTGATGCAGTATTTTCTTTTGCTGCATCATTTGCCTCTTTCATATTGTCAGCATGAGATTTTCCGAAAAAGTCCAGCTTTTCCATCTGTTTCTTTTTCAGTATCATGGTTTTTAATCCTTGTCGCAATATCTGATATTCTTCTGCACCCATTTTCTGAGCGTCTTTTAGTATTGATTGAGTTTGGGTCTTCAAATCTAATTCAGCAAGTGTTCCATCAGCTATGGCTGCGGCCATCATAGCTCTAGTTGCGTCTAATTTTACCATTGCACTTACGGCTGATAAATTTCCATCTGCTGATAGTTTAGCTTTCATGGCAGCTTCAACTTCTAGAACTTTATTTGATACGAGTTCACTTGAAATACTGGCCTGTTCAGACTGTGTAACCCTAATCTGTTCCTCCATAGAACTGATTTCTTGGAGTAGTTTAGCTCTTTCTTTTTGTTCCTCGTTTGCCATAGCTTATAACTTATTTATGAATTTTTTCTTAAGTATTTTTCGATCTTATCAATATACTCGGCTTCAGCGTCTTTTACTATCTTAGCAACACCCTTTTTAAGTTCAGGTCTCTTTGACATAAGTCTATCGAACTCCCTTTTCTCCATTCTCTTGGCCATATTTCTAAGATAACGGCTGACAACATTGTCTTCTTTGATAACTGTTCTAACGTATTCTCTGATTTGAGATCGTAATTGTTTTTCTTTTGACATGGTATTTCCTCTATATCTATTTATTCATATATAAATATAAAGTAGCAAGCTTTTTTAGCCTATTTAGGACGAGCATTTCTTGCAAAAGTAGGCACCTTAGGTGGTCCTGATGATTTGCCACCTGAGGTTCTAGATTTTTCTGCAGCTTCTTCTTCGGCTGTTAATTGCTCGTTAAGAAGTTTAAAATAATAAGTCCTTAGATATACTGGTAGTTCATATGCATCTGAGAATGTGAACCCACCTTTACTGTTGTAGCAGAGTTGGAATATCTGTTTGTGCAGGATGGGCCTATAGTTAGGCCCCAGGCCAAAAAAAGTTGACACCAAGAGGAATTGACATCTCTCGTTCTTGACCAGTAATATCTGATACGAATGTAAATGTCATATCAATATCCGGTGATACCTTTTTGATTTGTTCTCTAAAGGCTCTAGTATCTCTTGATAAAAATTGATTATCAACAAATTCTCTAATGGTTTTTGGGGTAGCGTCTCCATCTACTGCAATAATCATGTGCTTTAATCTAGTACTTAACTGTGAATCTACACCAGCATAGCCTCTAGTTTTAAAGTTCTTTTTTAATGCTTTAACTTCTTCAGCAATTTTACCTTCATCACCATGTGTAAGAAGCTTAAATGTAATGTTTCGCTTTGATGTTGGTAATTCAAAGTCAAATGCATTTTCTTCTCCAACTAGATCCCAATCAAGTTCTCTATCTTGTAAGTCTTGTAAATCAATTACAGTATCTTGTTTTTCACCAGGTGTATATGGATCTTCAATTTCAACCTTATATTCTGAGCCATAGCCCATAACTCTTGCTGCTACCATTATTGCGTTTTTGTCTCCAATAAGAATATCATCATAATTACATGGAGTAACTATAAGTGCTTGTAATAATCTATCTAATACTACACCTTTTTGAATGAGGTTTTGAGAAGTTAAAATATCTTCTTCTCTTGCAGTCATATACTTTAATTCTATAGTACCTGATTTTAGTGGATGTCCTTCTGAATATAGTTTTCCTTTACTTGGTAAATCTACTACCTCAGTTGGAAACTTATATTCAACTTTTCCTTTGGATTCATTTACATTTTTACTACTTTCAACTA